TGCAGATTGGCAAGAGCAGCACGAAGGGTGTCATCGCCGCAGTGTCGTCGGATTATAAACTGTCGAAGCGTGAGGCTACGGAGTTTCTGGAACAGTATGTGACGCATGAGACGCATGAGTCCAACCTATTCGGAATCATCGCGGGCGTCACCCGTGCAGGACAGAAGTTTGATAATAAGACTTGGGTTCGCATGGATGAGATTGGCGGTTCGCTGATGATGACTTCGGCAGACCGTTGGGCTACGCTTCTGCGTCGTGCGGATACGTTCAACGATAAGGACTACGAAAAGATTTTCGCCCTGACGGCTTGATATATGTGGGAGGGAAGGGTTGGCGGGCATGATATATAAGTTATCCCGCCAGCCCTCTCTACACACTACATAGGAGTATATATGCCAAAGTATAAAGTAACAATGAACTACGTAGAAGCAAAAGTCGCAGAGTTTGTAGTAGAGGCAAAAGACCCTGACGAACTTCATGAACTTTTGGGCGAAGTTGATATGGATTTTCTGGAGGAGAATGCTGGGTTTCGTACTTGTGATTATGAACCACCCCTCATTGAAGACGTTGAGAAAGTAAATAAGGATACGCCTGTACACCGCAAGATTCAAAAGGCGATGCAGGAAGTGAAAAAGGCTTGGGAAGCGTAGCGAAACCGTGGTCGCCGTAAGTCCTTATTGGCAAAGGATTTACGTGCGGCCCGGCCCGCCCCAGTTTCTATAAGTCATTGCCACGAAAGGACTTAGGTTGACATCCCATCAGTACGTGGTATAATGGATGGTATAGGAGTAATATTTCTAATGCACCACCCGAGTAGGGGGGTATGGGCTGGGCCATATGTCGTATCTTATCTTTTAAGATTGCTCCAGATGCCCACAGTCAGCTAAAGTGCCTATGTGTGGCATTTTGTTTCTACTGTGTATATTGCCCAATTTGACATTCAACAGGACTGTCCAACCAAAATATATAAGATTGCTCCCTGTGCTGGTAGTCAGCTAGTTTTGTCTTTGCTAAATATATAAGATTGGTTCTTGTGGTGGTAGTCAGCTAAAATTAACTGATGTACTAGTAGTATTTTTGACGATAATATAGTATGTGATAGATGTAAATCATAACACCCTCTTGGTATATAATTTATGCATAAGATGAAGTATATCATAAGACGTATAGACGGGGCCAATGGTAATGATTTTTACTATGGTCCATTTGATAGTTCAGAGGCCGCGTGGGCTTGGGTGGATGAGGAGCTTAGTATACATCTCACACATAGTACATTTACTTTATTAACTATGCGGCTTGCCTCATGATTGTCTTACTTAATCTACTAAGATTGCTGGTCATGTTGACAGTCAGCTAGATTGCCCCTATATAGGAGATATATAATGAAGGATAGATTTGACCTTGAACAAGAAATTATGAGCCTGTCTAATTATGTTGATCAAATTAGTCTTATTAGGATGGCCGTAGATAATGGAGATATAGAAGTAGCATCAAAAGCCCTAGAAGGATTATCTGCTACGCTTGATCTACATAGAGAGAGACTATTTGATACAATGTGTCAAGTGCTACATATAGACGAATACAACTCTGAGATTTAGTCTTGAGCGCCTTCGGTATATCTTTCCACGATCAGTCTAACAATGTAGGATATAATCTGACCGGCTAGAAATATCCATATAAATGATGGTATAAAATAGGATCTTTTTGCATCCTGTAAATCCACTCGATCCATTATGTATTTCTTAAGGTCTTTTCTTAGTTCCCTCTTATTCTTGAATGGAAAGTCGCCAGCTTGTTGTAGCCATTCTTCAGCGTGTTTCATACACTCAGATGCTAACAGACTAGTCTCTGTAGAGTAATTTGGGTTACTAAACTTAGACTCAACCTCGTCGTATATCTGTTTCTTGTCAATTTTCATAAGTCACGTTTTTCCCAGAGTTAATACACTTTTACACCATAGAGGAATACACATTTATCATTTAGGCAAGAGTAAATCCCAACACTTTTACTTCTTTCTGCTAAAATTGTCTAGATTAACGGTCCTATGAGTAAAAAAGCCATACAAAACATACAACATACACTACAATCAACTCTGCTAAAGCAGTTTATTATCAAGCAAAAATGGCGTTTTTGACAAACAAAAATTTGGGTATTGTGGGTTTAACATCCCAATTGCACAAAAAATGTGGCAAAATTGTGGGTTTGTGGCCCTCTTGTTACTTATTGTGAGCCGCGCACGTTGTAAGCATAAAATCCAGACATAGACATTCTCTCTTCCTTATGTTGTATGTAGTGTTTATATATGTATATTTTCTATATATTATGTATGTATGTGTGTTTTTGTACGTTCCAATCCCTACTATCTAGTACAGTCTAGTTAGGGAGAAAAAAATATCTTTTGGGAGAAAAAATGATTTTAAATTACATTCTCATACTTTCTTCTATATATTTAACTCTTGGTCTTATACCAATTGCTTATTTAATTTGTTTACTAGCGAATAAGAAAAAATAACATGGCTAAAAAACAAACTCCAAAAATTAAATCAGTAAAATGTGTAGACTGTAATAAGAAGACTACAAACTATTATACCTCGTCAATCAATTCTGGCAAGATCAGTAGATGTAGCAATTGTCATGAATTATGGATAATAAGATCCACTAGATATGATTCAAGATATATAGAGATTGGCGAAAAGTAATGAAATTGACTTACATGTAATTCATGCTATAATGGGTATACATCATGAAAGAACCTCAAAAAATATCAATGAGTAATATTACAGCAAAAAAAGTACCATTGAGGCGTCTTTTACCACTAAACAGCGAGCAAGAAGAGAATAAAAAAGAAAACCATGAAGATAATCAAAAGGGCAATAAAGTTAAGTTATGACAGATTTAGACCAAATGCTTATCAACGTAGGTATCATTTTGCTATTGCTTTCGATGGAAACAGACCAATATTGATATCTGAAAATAATCCAATTAAAGTAAACTGTAAAGCTTACAAAATTGGTCAAAGATTTAACATAAAAACCTATGTAGAATTTCCATATATACATGCTGAAAGCCATCTTGTTTCTAAATTGCTTGATATGTATAATGCCATTGATCCTAATTGGTCGATTGTTGTTACTAGAATTAATAGGCAAGGACGATTACTATTAAGCAAGCCATGCATAAATTGTGAAAAAATATTGAGAGCAGTAAATATCAGCAATATTTATTGGAGTATTGATAAAGACACATTTGGTTCATATGATATGGGGGGACTTGTTCATACTTTATGAATGGAATAAATATACAATATCCTTGGTCAAAATTATTGATTGATCAAGAAAAATGCGTTGAAACTAGATCATATCCACTTCCAAAAAAATACATAGGTATAGAACTAGCACTAATAGAGACACCCGGAAGAAAAGAAAAATTTAAATCCAGTATAATTGGTACAATAACATTTAGTCATAGTTTTAAATATGAAACCATATATGATTTTGAATCTGATTTTAATAGACATTTGGTGCCTATTGATGATAAAAACTACGGTTGGAAAAATGATAAAGATAAATATGGCTGGGTTGTATGCAATATAAACAAATTTGATGAATCGATAAAGTTAAACTCTATAGGTGGAATAGTCTTTAGAAAGAACGTACTTTGATGAATAGACTTAGTGATCCAATTACATATATACTAGATAGACTAAAAAGCGGCCACTCTATAGAAAAATTTGATGTGCTAAACGCGGCTGATCATTGGGATAAGTTAAAGAATAAAGCCCCAGTTGCTTATGCGAAAAGGGCAAAAGATGGTCAATTATATGACCTCAGATTAACTTTTAACCCATATGAGAACCAAAACTATGTCGTGCCGTTGTTTGATTAAGCATCTACCAATATACCTAATATTTTGTGGATTATTTGCCATATCTCTTGGAATGAATATCATCCATATTAATAGATTACAAGTACAGTCAAATATGATTAATAGAATGATGACATATATTACTTACATGAATATCATCAATAATGATACATATAAAAATAACAGATAAGATAGATGCTAATTTACTTATTCAAAAAATTCAAGATTTAATTTCAAAATCAGACACTGATAAAGATTCATTCCTTCAAATAAGAATTGTTAATATTGCATACGATAATACTGCTTCAATACCCAAACTAGAACAAAAGTAACTAAAGTTCTGCTTGACAGATGACGATAACTATGGTATACTCTAAAGAACCCATAGGAGCTGTATTCATGGCAAAATTAAGAAAACAAGTTTCTTTAGATTTTTTAGATTACTCAAAAACAACAATTAATAATTTACTAGCCAGCAATATTCCACAATCTTGCAAGCAAAAACTTTGCATAATGATGGAAAAACTACTAAGAGATACTAAGTCTTACAATGGTTTTTCATATTTGTATTGGAGTAAGTTTGGTTTCTTAGATTGGAATGAACAAAAGGGTGGTATGTTTTCTAAAATGAACATGGGGCAGTCTGTCAATGTGCCTCAAGAGTTTATTACTGGTCCAGATTATAAAGATGATCCAAATTTTGTGAGCGATATTCAAGGCGAGTTTTCCAGAAACTATAAGTGAGGTAATAATGCCAAAAGGTAAGAAATCCTGTAAAAAGTGTGGTGCTTTGTGTGGTGCTAGAGCATATGTTTGTGCTGAATGTGGCTCAAACTTCACATTTAAGGATAGTGTAAAGACTAAGAAAAACAAGAGATTTATTAAAATAGATTGGAAGTCACTTGAAAAGGGCGATAGAATAAAAGTTAAGGGTGGTCCATATTATAGTAATGGACAAGAATCAATATCTATGGGCCATAAAGGATCATTTATGGTTGAATCTTTAGACGAAAATGGTATTAGGGCTTTTGGTGTAGATAAAAATAGTGGCTTTTGTCATATTTATATGGGGCCAGATACATATCATAATGATACTGGAATATATAAAACAAAACATAAGTTAATAAAATTACAGAAGCATCAACCTTCCATCACTTAATGTGTATACTATGTATGGAATTTGGAATACACTAATATGTTTTTTAATTTTCACAAAGATCTATTTGGAAGATCGTCATCTTGGAAAAAGGTCAGAGATGAATTTCTAAAAAACAACAAACAATGTGCTGCATGTGGAAGAAAAACAAGACTAGAAGTTCATCATATTATACCATATCACGTAGATAACACCAAGGAATTAGATACTAGTAATTTAATAACTTTATGTGATGATTATTGTCATTTTATTTTTGGACATTTGGGCGATTGGAAGAGTTGGAATACTGATGTTGTTAATGACTGTAATGAATACTATAATAAAAGGGTCCATCGTCCACATTTAATAAAATTCAAACATATGCAGCTACCAAAGGAGTATAAAAATGAAAATAATCATATTCATGGTAGCAATTTTATTAAATCAATGTGCAATTGGTGGCACAATTTTACCAAAAGTCGATGATACAAAGTATACTAACTATGGTGAAAAACATGAATGCGTACTTAAAATTAAATGTTATGTGTTAAAAGATGGGGTAAAGTATCACTATATCGCATCGTGTGTATTAATTAAACCAACAATAATATTGACTGCTGCACATGTAATATCTGAAAGTAATAAGTCAGTTATCATTCATGAAAACGAAGAAATAGAAATTGATTTGTCACTATATCCATCTTCTTTTGATGAAGATGAAAAATCTAACAAGATATCTCCAAATGACATAGCAATAGGACATTTGACTAAACCAATAGAAATATCATACTATCCAGAACTATATGAAAATCAAGATGAATTAAATAAAATATGCAGTATTAGCGGCTTTGGAAATAGTGGAACACATGATATTGGATGTTTTCGTGTAGATGGAAAGAAAAGAGCCGGATCTAATAGAATTAGCTCAGTGACAGATGGTATGCTAGAATGCTCATTACTAGATAGACCAAATACAGAATTAGAATTTTTAATAGCAAATGGTGATAGTGGTGGTGGTTTGTTTATAGCAAATAGGTTAGCTGGAATCAATTCATCAATTTATACTTCACATAAGGATAAAAAACTAAACTCTGATTATAATGATCGATCTCTACATACTAGAATAAGTACGCATAAGAATTGGATAGATAGGATGACAAAAATTATTGAAACTACTATGGATAATAAGGAATAATTATGAATGACATTGATCAATGGTTGAATAAAATAAGAAAAAATAAATCTCAATATGCTATAGCATTAAAAAATATTGACAATCATCAAGTACTAAAATTAAGAAGAGAAGCGGCAGAGGCTGGTTTTGAAATGACTCCATCAGAAGTATACTCATATTTAAATATTTTACGAGATATAGTGCTGGACAAATAAATATATGGATCATTTCTTTATTAAAGATATGTCTAGATTTTGTGAAATCCTTAGAAAGGAAGCCGTATTTTCGCTATCTGATAACATATCAGAAAAAACCAATATAGATGAATTTATAACACTTCGACAATGCGAAGAAATAGTTAATAGAAAATGTAAAACTCATGATGAATCTGGTGTAAAAATACTTAATGAAGATATATATGCGAATATGTTATACGAAATTGCAGAACAAATATATCAGTCCGCGTTGTCAAAACTGGCAGCAAGCGACATAATAGAATGTGCTTGGGACGACAAGTCTCAAAAAATGATATTTTGGACGTATAAAGATAATAATCTACATAATATAAATTATACACCATTACAATAGTATGATATTTTGAGTAGTGGCAAACTCAGAATGTCTTGATTTTAGTGCCACAATTTTGGAGGTTAGAATGTCAGCAATGCTAAGTAAGCAGGACAAGGTTTTTAATTATCTATCTAGTGGTAGAACACTATCGGCCGATAGTGCGTTTGGTATGTTTGGTGTTTCTAATCTACGTGCTACTGTTAGCGACATCAAGGAACTAGCTCATAGTTCTGGATTTAATGTTGTAAGAACAGTTGGCCGTAGCGGCGAAACAAGATATGGTTTTGCTAATCGTAGGCGTAGAGGTTGATATTTGGTTTAATTAGCCATAGAGTTTTTGCGTCATTTTTCTGTATACTGAAAAAGACGCATTTTTTATTTTTTGATTGACATTTTTGATTTGCGTGGTATCATGGTAATATGACTTGGAAAGAAATAAAACTTTGGGCTGAAAAGCATTCTTACGAAGTAAGTAAGACACAAGATGAAAATAATCAAAGGGTGTATTTTTGGAACAAGGGTAGCGATCATCAATCCGCAGATAGTACTTCATCATTGATAAGATCAATATTTAATCACATGACTGATAATAAATTTCTAGATCATCAATCCAGTTATAAAATAGATGAGTTTCAATTTTAGGGAGAAATTAATGAATAATATGACATGGCTAGACCTATATAATTTATTGCATAAAAAAGCAAATGATATACATAATCTAGATCAAAAACTATGGAGTAGTCCTGTTATAGTACACAATGCAGCAAGTGGTGATGAATATAATTGTGATACATGGCTAATAGATGATCCAGAGGGCGATGATCAATTAGTACTTGTTATCAATTCCGAATCTATCTTTAATGAAACTTCTGAATAAAAAGAAGACCATATGCTTACTATAATTGGTGATGTTCATGGTAAATACAAAAATTATCATGAAATCATTCAAAAAAAGGATTGTTATCCATATACAGTTCAATTAGGCGACTTTGGATTCAATTATGAAATTCTAAAAGATGTTGATCCACAGTGTCATAAAATTGTAGCTGGAAATCATGATAATTATGACCAAATAATTAATTTTCCACATTATCTTGGTGACTATGGTTTATTTAAACTTGGCGATGTAGAGTTTTTCTTCTATCGTGGTGCTTACTCGATAGATCACAAAACACGAACCATTGGTATTGATTGGTGGCAGAATGAACAGCTTTCTATTGATGAATTTAATAAAGCTATGGAATTGTATGCGAACATAAAACCAAATATAGTGATTACACATGATTGCCCTAGTAGTATGGTCACAACAATGCTTCGTCCAGATCAAAGAGTATATCAAAATATGACAGGCTGGGCGTTGAATGAATTACTTCATATTCATCAACCAGATATTTGGATTCATGGACACTATCATGTAAGTAAAAAAACTACATATGGTAAGACAAAATTTATTTGTTTAAATGAGTTAGAGATATACAAGATTTAATCATGAATCAAGAATTACAAAATACCATATTCGAAAAATATCCACAACTATTTTCCAATACGAGCAAATCTTGTATGGAATCATGTATGTGTTGGGGTATTGAATGTAACGATGGATGGTATGAACTATTATCGTCTGTTTGTTGGAGAATATTTCAGCATGAACAAAATATTTCTGAAAGAATAGCGGTAAGAAATAAATATGGCACACTAAATGATCAATCAGACTTAGACTACGTTCCTGTTAAGTTTGATCAGATAAAGGAAAAGTTTGGTGGACTTAGAATATACTTTAGTGGCGGCGACGATTATGTTGAAGGTATTATAGACATGGCAGAAGAAATGAGTTATAAAATCTGTGAAGTTTGTGGTAATAGCGGAAAACCAAATAAAGGTGGATGGATAACCACACTATGTAATAGTTGTAGGAATAAAGACAACAAGTGGACTCCTCCAGAATTTCCCGGCTAAACAGGTAATATTGAAACATTTTGGAGCAAATGATGAGGGCTATATTTGAATTCGATCTTATAGAAGATCAAAGAGAATATGAGATAATGAGCAAGTCATTAAAGACTCAATCATTTTTATATGAGTTTAGTCAGCAATTACGAGCATGGTATAAGTATGATCATAGAGTATGAAGTTAATATAGATCTTTAACACAATTCTAACATAATAATTTTGATTTTTTAATCTACTATCATATAGTTGGTTTATTGTAAACCAATCCCGCCATATATCCTTCCTATGTGAGAAATATAATGAAGAAAAAAGGATTTACACTTATTGAATTATTGGTTGTTATTGCAATCATAGCTGTTCTCATTGGATTACTTTTACCAGCGGTACAAAGTGCCAGAGAAGCGGCCAGACGAAGTTCATGTCTAAATAATGCTAGACAACAAGGATTAGCGTTCCATAATCATATGTCTATTCGCAAATCTTTTCCGCGATCAAGACCATTAGACGGCACAAATAGTCCAACAAGTTGGTGCATTTCTTTACTACCATTTTTTGAAGAAGGATCATTAGCAGAATTATATGATATCAATCAAAGATGGGATTCACTAGTTAATATCACCAATGGACAAAAAACCATACCATTATTTATATGTCCTAGTAGTAAAGGTTATCCACGAATAGTGGCCGATGCCACGGCACCAGCAAACATAATTGGTAAATCACTTGGGCCTTCTGATTATATTGTTATGCATAGAATACGTCGAGCATTTTATACTGCTAATGGATTGCCCGATCCCGGTGCAGATATTGAGGGTTCTTTAAATAGAACGGGACCAACTAGAGAATCAGAAATGGTTGATGGCATGTCTAAAACAATACTAACAATGGAAAGTGCTGGAAGGCCAGAATGGTTTGTGCTTGGCAAAAGTAGAGGCATAGTTTTACCAAGGCCAGAAGGTTATGGTTGGATTGATCCAGATGGTGGTGCTGGTTCTCTTGATGGATCAGATAAAACTACTGGTAATTTAAATACCACCGGAAGTACCGGTACCTGTATTATGAATTGTAATAATGATAGTGAACCAAATAGTTTTCATGCTGGTGGCATGGTTGTTGTAATGGCAGATGGGTCGTCGAGATTTATTAATGAAAATGTATCCGCCTCAACTTTCGCTGCCTTTATAAGCAGGAATAATAACGACGTTATTCAATATGAATGATGCTATCATAATTAGCGATATTCACTTGGGTAGTGATGTTTGTGAAAGTAAAAAACTATATGATTTTTTAGAGTTGATAGATTCTAAAACAAATAGATTGATTATCAATGGCGATCTGTTTGATAATTTAGATTTTCGCAGACTAAAAAAGAATCATTGGAATATACTATCTTTGCTTAGAACATTGAGCAAACATACGGAAATAGTCTGGATAAGAGGAAATCATGATGGTGACGCGGAGATTATTTCTCACTTAATAGGAGTAGATTTTAAAGACGAATACTCTTTTGTTAGCGGAAATAAAATAGTATTATGTTTACATGGTGATAAATTTGATGATTTTATATATAAGTATCCTAAAACCACAAAGGTAGCAGATTATTTATATAGAACAATCCAAAGATTCGATAAAAGATTCCTACCTAAACTTATAAAGAATCGATCCAAAATCTATTTAAGATGCACAGAAAATATGATTAGTAGTTCTCGCAAATATGCTATATCAAAAGGCGTTGACGTTGTATGTTTAGGGCATACTCATCATCCGATCATTGACAAAAGCCATTCTGTGTGGTATACTAATAGTGGATGCTGGACAGAAAAAGATTGTTCTTATTTGACTTTAAAAGATGGTCAAGTGGAGTTAGAGTTTATATGAAATATTTAGTAACTGGTGGGGCCGGATTTATAGGAAGTCATATAGTTGACCAATTAATACAGAATGGTCACGAAGTTATTGTACTAGATAATCTATCAACTGGATCATTAGAAAATATTAATGCGTCTTGTTCTTTTATTAATATTGATCTATCATTAACTCCGATCAAAGATCTATCACAATACTTTAAAGAAGTCAATGCTGTATTTCACTGTGCTGCTTTACCAAATGTTCAATTTTCGATAGACTATCCGTATGAATCAAATAACAGTAATGTTGATACCACTATTAAAATTTTAGAGTGTATGAGACAAAATAATGTTACTAAAATTATTTATAGTAGTTCATCATCAGTATATGGAAACTGCGAACATTTTCCAACCAACGAAAAAGAAAATATTAAACCAATTAGTCCATATGCTCTACAAAAATACATAGGCGAAGAGTACATTTATCTGTATAATAAACTATACAATATAAATTATGTGATACTAAGATACTTTAATGTTTATGGCGAAAGAATGACCTCTACTGGCTCTTATGTTAGTGTATTGAGTCATTTTTATAGATCATTAAAGAACAATCAACCACTAAATATTTGTAATGATGGTAATCAAGAAAGAGATTTTATTTATGTAAAAGATGTTGCTAATGCCAATATATTATCTCTTAATAATTATGCTAATAATAGTATTCTAAATATTGGTAATGGAAAAAGTTATAGTATAAACACTATTGCTAATTGGCTTAACGCTGAAAAACAATACAATGAAACTAGAATAGAACCTAAAATAACATTAGCAGATATTTCATTAACAAAAGTTAAATTAAACTGGCAACCAAAACAAGATCTAAAAGAATGGGTATTATCATTTTATGGTTTGTCCTAATTGTGTTAGTCCATATAAATGTAATGGCCCCCATGTTTTTGCTTTGAGCGACAAAGTTTACAAATGTGAATACGGATATTTTATTTTAAAAGACGAATGGGTTTTTGTGCCAATAGAAACTGAGTTCTCTTCTGATACTTTATTTACTATTACTAATACTTTGAGAAATTTAAAGGAAAAAATAAAATGATTAAATATTACATATTATCGCTTCTTAGGGCAGATCGAAAACATATTGTAGAAAACAACATACAAAAATTTCCATGTTTTGAAGTAATCAAATCTATTAACGGATACGATGTTGATGAAACATTGAGGGCTTTCAAGGCTAGTGGTCTTGTATATCATAGACTACATTATCCGACATATGGTACTCTAGCTAACTTTCTAACAAAATATAATGCCATTAAACATCAAATAGAAAACAATATTCCATTTATGTGCTTCATAGAGGACGATCTTGAATTACATGATGAGTTTGTTTCACATATAGAGGATTGTATTTCTCTTTTTACACCAGATATAGACGTAATCAGATTGGCATTATTAGGAGATGGTTATGTAACTTCATTAAATGGGGCAATCAATATTAAGAATAATATTGATAAAAAGGGTATAGTATGTAATATAGATAATCAGATACGTTTTCATTCTGGTAATGAGTTATATTATCCAAATTCTCCTTGGAAATTATTAGTTCCATGTAATAAGGGTGATTGTCTAAAAACTAGTGAAATTTCTATAGCCGATCTAATGAATAGAATTAATTCTAAATGGATACTTGACAATGGTGTAAAGTCGTGACTTGACAGTAGACGATGATAGGGTAGAATGAATCTGTAGTTTGGGAGTGTAGACCAACGGCAGAGTCAAAGGACTTAAAATCCTTAAAGTGTGGGTTCGAATCCCACCGCTCCTATTATTGCCCGCATAGTATAATGGTATTACAGTTGATTTGTAATCATCGGAAGGGGGTTCGATTCCCTCTGTGGGCTTTGATCGGGAATGGTGTAACGGTAGCACAAATGACTTTGGATCATTTTGTCTAGGTTCAAATCCTAGTTCCCGAATTATTCCGAGATAGCACAACGGTAGTGCAAGCGGCTGTTAACCGCTAGGTTACAAGTTCGAATCTTGTTCTCGGAGCTTATTGTAATCTACTATTTCTTTGCAAAGTCGTATAAATTCTTTCGTAGTTAAATCATGTTTAGCTTGATTAGCTTCTTTACAAAGTAGTTGGCAGTTATCTATATTATTTGACCCCCCTTTAGATCTTGGAACTATATGATCTAATTGATAAGTTGATGGCTTCATTAAATTTATAGGTCTACCAGTTAAAGAGCAAATCGGATTATCTCCAACTTTATTTAAGAATTCTTGTACCGTAAAAGACATATTGTTATATACTCCTTTGTCTATTATAGAAAATGATTCTATTTTTAATCTTAATATCCTATTAAGTGTCTTATTTTCTGTAGACAATTTCAATAATGGTTTATCGTATTTATACTTAAAGTATTCTATTTTTCTAACCAATGGATGCTGCTTAGATCTATTCGATATTCTTCTATTTGCAGTTTTATCCTTTTGTCCCTGACCACAGTGATAAGCAATAGTTCCTTTAGAGCAGTTTAATTTTTCTTGTATTTGCCTGTATGAATAACCTAAATTTCTTAATTCTAATATTTGGTCTTTGAATTTCATAATTCGAACCTCCAGAATACTATACACAAAATTTGAACCATAGTGACAAAAAAAATCTCAAGCATCTGATTGACAAGTACCGATAACCGTTGTATACTACCATGTATGACACATTGGAGTAATGAAATGAATCAAAAAACCAAGAAAATTATTACTGATTTAATATGTTGGTCAGAAGAATATTTAGAAGGTCTTGTTCTTGAATTGGAACATGGAGATATGGACTGTGAAGACGAAGAGCGTTTATCAAGTCTAATAGAACAGGTTACTCAAAGTATTGAAGAGGCAAAAGATCATTTATCTACAAGCACAAAGAGGTAAAATAATGATTAATTGTTTTAGTAATGTTATTGGTCATAAAGAAGCACAAGACCTAGTTATTGATCTTAATCAGATGAAGTCTGATGAGTCTGAGGGTTTTTATATTAAGTATGACAAACATCAAGATTATTCCAAAGACGACAACTATTTGGTAGTTGGAAATGTTACGCAAGAGGATTGGGACGAACTCAATCTTGATATGGATTTTATGGAAGCTGATATTATTTAATTGGAGAAAAGAAATGACAGTACAAGATTTACGCAATGCTGGATATAAAGTAAGAGTTCTACATAGTCGTATATATGATGGAAAATTGTCTTATCAAAAATTACTATTTAAGTTATCTGATCCAGAACCAAAGGGTGGATATACAAAAGTAGTTATTGATTCTCCAAATGGTGAACATTTTGTTGGTGATGCTACGTGTAGTAGTAATGATAACTATAATAAGAAGCTTGGTTTAAGAATTGCTATTGGTAGGTCTGGAGTTTTAAAGTCTATTACCAGCATATGAACATGCTAAAAATGGTTTTATTTGAGATAACTTATTTTACAATTGTCTGTGTTTCTGGTCTGTTTTTAGGTTATTATAGCATTAAAATTGGAAAATATTATATCATTGAACAAGCTGGAATTATGTTGAATATGATATTTAATATAGAAAATGGCTATTATGAGCTTTAAATGATATGAATATACAAACTTTTTTATTTAATTGGCCCAATCAAATTCAAAATACGAAATATAAAATTGAACAACTAAAAAAAATAGATGTAAAACCAATCATCATAAATAGCGATGATACATATAATCACATAACTGAGTGGTATAACATTGGTAATGAATGTTATTTTGGTAAACAATTTGAAAAGGCTATAGAGTTATTTGATGGAGATGTTCTTTTCCAGATTTTAGCTGATGCTTCATATGAAGAATGGTCAAGGTTATACACAGATGCAGAAAAATACTTTCATGATGTCAATTGTGGAATATACGCACCAAATGCTAACTATACTGGATGGACTCCAGATAGATCAGATATAGAAGATTTATATACAAACGATAAGAAAGTCAAAATTGTTGTCAATACTGATTGTATCTGTTGGTTTATACATAGAGATATTATTGATCTATATAAAGAAAGAAATCTCAATCTAGGCAAGTATAAACTTGGCTGGCCTTGGGATAGTACTTTATGTGCAATATCCCATCTTAATAAAAGATATGTATTACGAGATTATGGTCATACAGTTATGCATCCAAGATCAACAAACTATAATCCAAAAGAAGCTGTAAATGAGCTGCTTGATTCATGGAAGTTACTACCAAAAGATATAAAGTATGCATTTGACCTTATGTTCAATGACAAATATCTATTAAAAAAATTATACCTTGGAATCAAATAAGCATGAAACAGGCTATCGTCACTGTGGCACTTAGAGATAAGTTTTTAGAAGTTTTAGATATGACTAAAGATAGTCTAAAAAAATATGCCAATAAATGTCATTCAGATTTTCATATAATTACAGACGCAAGAATAACAACTGGAGACACTTGGAATGATGCTACTTTTGAAAAATTTCAAGTAAAAACATATCTAGAAGAATATGATAGAGTTGCATTTATTGATTGTGACTGTTATATTCCTGATGGCTGTATTAACTTATTTGAATTTACACCAAGAAATCATTTTGGCGTTTGTGTTTATTATTACAATGACTTTGGAAATAACTATGAACATTACAAAAAATGTAAACCACAATGGGAATCCATAACCGGAATAGATTTTGTTGGAGGAAATTCTGGAATTTTTGTTTTAGATAAAGAGCATACACGTATCTTCAATCAGTCAATATCTATTGATGATCTAAGAAAAATCCATCTAGGAGAACAATCGTATATATTATCTATGCCAAAATATATGAATATTGATTATTTTAATTTTGCATCTAGTGCAAATAAAAAACATCATATTAATATTTGGGATAAATCACTCAATGGTACTATGCTTAATAATGGTATCATACATTTTATGGGTGGCATGAATAAGATTGATAGAATTAAGAATTATATACAAGCAACAAAAAACTAAACTATCTGCTTGACATGGACGATAACCATGTTATAATCACGGAAGTTCGACAAATAAATTTTCTCTGAGGACGCGATAATGAAACTTCATGCTGGTATTAACACGATTGAAAAGTCTGGTGATTTTGAGGAAAGCCAGTTCAGTATCGAGGCATCTGCCAAGGCTTTCTTTATTCTTTCTGATGGTCTTTATTCTAATAAGATCCTTGCAGTAGTTCGTGAGCTTTCTACTAATGCTTACGATTCTCATGTAGATGCTGGCAAGAAAGATGTTCAATTTGATGTTCATCTTCCAACTAGGCTTAATCCTATATTTTATATTCGTGACTACGGCACCAGCATGAGTCATGAACATTGCATGGAACTTTACACTACTTATTTTCGTAGCACACGTAATAATAGTAATGACGCTGTTGGTTGCTTGGGTCTTGGCAGTAAGGCACCATTTGCATATGGTGATAGTTTTACTGTTGAAGCATATCTTGATGGTACTCGCCGTCTTTATAATGCTTATAAGAATGAGGACGGTAATCCCATATTTTCTTTGATGGATACCAGCGAAACCAATGAAGCAAATGGCATTAAGGTTTCAATTAGTGTTAATGAATATGACATAGACCGTTTTGTGCGTGAGGCACGTAAGGTTTATGAATTCTTTAATGTTAGGCCAAATTTTATTGGCGAAGAAATTTATTACGATGCTGAGAATAAGACTCTTAGTGGTGATAATTGGTACTTTGATGATAACGATGATAAGAACTATATCATCATGGGGCAAATTGCATATCCTATCGACCATAATCAAATTATAGTTGATGGAATTGATTCATCCAAGAAGAACAGTAGATTTGTTGAATATTCTAGTGGTCTTAGGATCATTGTTAATATTGGAGATGTTGATATCACTCCAAGTCGTGAGTCTCTTTCTTATAGCAAGCAGACTAAGATCAATATCAATAATATTATCTCTAAGATATTGGACGATATTGCAACACAGATTGAACATGAAATTAAAAGTCAGCCTACTCTGTTTAAGGCACGAAGTAAGTATGTGCAGATTTCTGATCAGTGCATGTCTATAAAGACTGCTATGGAATCTCTCATGAAGTCAATAGTTTGGAATGATCAAAAACTGTTTGACAATATTGTGTCTGAAAGTATTGACATTCCAAATATGACAGTTAAACTTTTTGAGAAGTCGTCATATCGTTCTAAGATTGATATGAAGATAGACACTAACCGTATACATTTTACAGATGCTGTTAAGTTTGTTGTCGATGATCTTCCACGCGGAGGAATTAGTCGTACAAAGCAATATATCAAAGAATTTAATAACAACGTAGCCTGTTATTTTTATAAGTTAGGACATGGAGAAACGATTGACAACTGTAGATTGTATGATATACTTGGTGGAGCGACAAAGGATGATGTTGTATTTACATCTAATCTTCCAAAGGTAGAGTATAATCGTAATTCTTCTGGTGGAAATAGCGGGCCAATGATTCAAGCCCGAGTTTTTAATGAAGAGTCTGGTTGCTTTGAAGAATGTGCAATGAGTGTAAAATATGAAAATGCATATTATTTTACAGAGTCAAAGGGCGAGGTTCATATTTCTTCTTCATCTTATGGTGTTGTACAGATTTATTATCTTGAAAAGATCTTGTCTTACATGCATGATCATCACAATGATGAAGTGGAAGGAAAGACATTTTATATTGTCAAGCCATCTGTTGCAAAGAATAGGAAGCTAGACGAGAGATCGAATTGGCATTTGGGATATGAATTTATTAGAAAGATTTTGACCGATATTATTGCTTATAATCATCAAGATATTCATGATATAATGAATCGTCAGAGTCTTTCCAGTAAGTTTTCAAACAGATGGGTAGAGATTATCAATATGACTAAAAATCCATCTGTTGTAAAAAACGTAATTTCTGAGTATAATGAATACGTGTCTCGATTAGACAACATTTGTGAGAAGGTTGAAGTTATAAGACAAATGGCTATTTCTTTTAGGATTATATTTCCCGGTAGAGATAGTAATTTTATGGATGATCGTTTTGCTCCACGATTTGATAAGGAAATGTCTAAGTATAAAATTTTGCAGGTAATTCGCAATGTGCCTTATTCTGATGAGGACAGGCAAATTATTGCCGACTATATTGATAGCACTGAACAAATTTCTGTTCTTAACAAGGAGTGAGTAATGAAGTATATTATAGCAAATGATGGTAATGTTAGTGCGATTGTTAGTAATCAGAGTTACTTTTTTGGTAAGTCTCATCCTAACTATGATAAGCTTGTAAATTGTCTGAAGAAGAATAATATTGAGATGTTTGAGGCTTACTATGATGTTGTTTCTCATATTAATAATTTCTGTGAAGGATATATTGCTTGTGACGGTAATAATCTAATGTGGGATGGTATTAAGATGCCAAATATGTTTGGTGATACTATCATTGATATGATTAAGCAGGGATTTCCGTTTGAGCCAATGCTTAATTTCCTTGATAATATGAGTCAGAATCCATCTGATCATGCCATTGTTGAATTGTTTGACTTTATGAAGAATAAGAATATGCCAATTACGTCTGATGGATGTTTTCTAGCATATAAGGCTGTTAAGAATGACTATAGAGACATGTATTCTGGAACGTTTGATAATAGTGTTGGTAGCGTTTGTTCTGTTCCTCGTAATAAGGTAGATAGCAATCGTGATAATGGTTGTGGTCATGGCCTACACGTTGGTGCGATTGATTATGCAAAGAGTTATGGTGGAATTAAGATTGATGATGAGGATGATGATAATGATGGTGGAAATCGCCTTATGATTTGTAAGGTTAATCCGCGTGACGTTGTGAGTGTTCCATCTGATTCTAAGTTTCAAAAACTTCGTTGCTGTCGATATGAAGTAGTTGCAGAATTTACTTCTGTATTTGATAAGGTTGTTCATCTTACGACAGAAGATATTCAGTATATGAATACCAAGAAGCGTAATCGTGAATGGGTTGAGGAAATTACTGCAAAGATTAATAAGGTAAATACTGTCATCCAAAAGAACAGGGATGTTGTTTATATTTGATAAAGATAAAATCAGTGGGGTCTAAATGACCCCATTGATTTGTCTTACCCATACTACGCGGATTGATTATGGAAACTCGGACGAATGAACAATGAAAATACAGACAGATATTAAATTAGATTTTGATGATGTTTTACTAGTTCCACAACGATCTAGGGCAGCATCAAGAAAAGAAGTAAGTATTGATAGAACATTCTCATTCTATCACTCTACAAGGCAGTGGACAGGCTTACCAATAATGTCTGCAAATATGGATTCCACTGGTACATTTGAAATGGCTGATAAATTATCAGAATATAAAGCCATAACATGTCTACATAAACATTATACTAAGCAAGATTATCAAAATCATTTTTGTAACGTCCATTCTCAATGGTTAAGTGTTGGTATTAAAAATGAAGATCTAGATAAGATAAGATATATCATAGATGATGTTGGATTTATACCAAATATTTGTATAGATGTTGCAAATGGATATACTGATGACTTTGTAAATTATTGTAGAAAAGTTAGGGATACTTTTGGCACTCAACCAATTATTATGGCTGGTAATGTATGTACACCAGAGATGGTGCAGGAACTTATTTTACATGGTGGAGTAGATATAGTTAAAGTTGGTATTGGCCCCGGCTCTGCTTGTACTACAAGATTAAAAACTGGAGTGGGTTTTCCACAGTTATCTGCAATATCTGAATGCTCACACGCTGCTCATGGTTTAAAAAGCGAAGACAGGCGTCTAGGATTGATTTGTGCAGACGGTGGATGTAGAACACCCTCAGACGTTGTAAAGGCTTTTGCGGCAAACGCAGACTTCGTGATGCTTGGTGGTATGCTTGCTGGAACTGATCAGTGCGAGGGAGAATGGGAATATGAATATCGCTGTGCTATCATAGATAATGATAGAAATGTTGTTAATGAGTGGTGGCAACAAAATGATCCGGGTTACAATCCACCAGAAAAAAGAAAAAAATCATTACTATTTTATGGAATGAGTTCACATAAGGCACAAGAAAAATATGGTGGAATAAAAAATTATCGTGCCAGCGAAGGAAGAGTAATTAAAATTCCATATAAGGGTTGTGCATCTGAGATTATGAATGATATAATGGGTGGTATAAGAAGTGCTTGTGCTTATATAGGAGCAACATCACTTAAAGATTTACCAAAGTGTGCAGAATTTATTATGGTCAATAGAACTCATTTTGATAAGAGTATATAATGGGACCAACTTGTGTAACAATATCTACAATACTATATTTATGTGTGGCTATTTCTTGTTTTGTGCAAAAGGATTATTCACATGGAGTAATGTGGTCTGGATATACATTTGCTAATCTAGGATTACTTTGGTATGAATTAAATAAAATTGGCTGGTGGACATTATGAACAATCTAAATGGTATGAGAACCTATCTTGTCGGTCCTATGGATAGAGTGGCTGATGGTGGCAAAGGTTGGAGAGATATGATTACTCCACCATTAAAATATCTAAATATAAATGTAATTAATCCATGTAATAAGCCTATTAAACTCATAAAAGAAGATGAGACTACAAGATCTGTTATAGACCACTATAAAAATACTGGACAATTTAATAAGATTAAACAAGAGTATGGACATATAAGAAATGCTGACTTAAGATGTGTTGACGTATCTGACTTTATTATAGCCAGAATAGATATGAGTGTTCATATGTGTGGTTCATATGAAGAAATTGTCACAGCTAATAGGCAAAAAAAACCAGTATTGGTTTGGTGCGAACAAGGCAAGCATAATGCCCCAAATTGGTTATTTTTTATGTTGCCACATGAACATATATTCAGTAGAATGTACGAAATTCTAGATTATTTACATGAAGTTAATGATTCAATAAATATTGATCTACTAGATAGATGGATATTCTTCACTAAAGAGTGACACATTAATAAATTGTGTATATTTATATATGATTCTACTACAAAAAATAGGAATTTATATATGAATAGAAGACATTTTTTATCAATAGGATCATTATGTTTTAGTAGCTATACCCTTGCTTTGCCAGATATATTGAAAGCAGATACAATCAATGGAAAAAAAAAGAATTTAATCAATATATTTTTGGCTGGAGGACCACCACATCTCGATTTGTGGGATTTAAAACCAGACGCTCCATCAGAAATAAGGGGATTATTTAAGCCAATTTCTACCAATGTAAATGGAATACAAATTTGTGAAGTATTCGATAAACTATCGAAAAGGATTGATAAATGTTCTATCATAAGATCAATAATTAATTCTCATGGAGATCATGCTGCATTTCAATGCATGACAGGATGGAAGCCAGATAATTTAAAAAATATTGGTGGTAGACCATCTATAGGCTCTGTTATATCTAGACTACATGGCTCAAACGATCCATCTATACCAGCATACATTGGTCTAGCAGCACCAACGCAGCACATGCCTTGGAGTGATTCTGGTACTGGAGGATTTTTAGGCCAGACTTATAATCCATTTAAGCCAAGTGGGGATAGTATTAAAGATATGACTCTTCATATTGATGCTAAAAGATTGTATGATAGAAAAAATCTATTATTACAATTAGATCAACTTAAGCAAGATATTGATTTTAATCTAAGATTTAATAGTTATGATAAACATGTTGAAAAGTCATTTGAAATATTGACAGATAATAAGTTATTACAAGCACTAGATATATCTAAGGTAAACAAAGACATATTAGAAAAATATGGAGATGGTAAGCCTTATAAATATCAATATGATGGAGCGCCCACAGATAATAGTCAATTATTAATAGCAAAAAGACTGCTTGAAGCAGGGGCTAGAGTTGTATCTTTGAGTTATGGTAGATGGGATAGTCATGGTGCTAATTTTGATTTAGTTAAAGATCATGGATCTAAATTAGATCAATGCTTATCGGCTTTAATAGATGACTTACAGACATCAGATATGCTTGATAATACATTAGTTATAGTTTGGGGAGAGTTTGGACGAACACCAAAAATTAATAAGGACGCAGGAAGAGATCATTGGCCTCAAGTAAATAGCGCTTTATTATTTGGTGGCGGATTGAAACATGGACAGGTTATTGGATCAACGAATAAACTTGGTGAATATGCTGTAGATAGACCTGTTGATTTTCAAGAAGTGGTAGCTACAATATATAACACTCTTGGTGTAGAAACTTCCTCAACTACTATTATTGATACAACAGGAAGACCACAATACTTAGTAGACCATCCATATATGAAAGAATTGATATGAACAGAAGACATTTTTTATCGCATCTCAATGGAACAATTGCACTTACATCAAGTACAGTTTTATTGCAGAATTCTATTTTAGCAAATGCTGAAAAACTTAAAAAACAAAACAAAAGTACAATATTATTATGGATGAGCGGTGGTCCTAGTACTATAGATATTTGGGATTTAAAACCAAATAGTCCAAGCGGTGGACCATTTAAACCAATATCTACTAATGTCGATGGAATACAAATATGCGAGCATTTACCATTATTATCTAAAAACATGGATAATCTTAGTATTGTTCGCAGTATGAGTACAAGGGAAGCTGATCATGGCAGAGGTAGATACTATATGCATACTGGATATGTGCCTAATCCTAATGTGGAATATCCAAGTTATGGATCAGTTATATCTCATGAATTGTTAAAAAATACTACTAATCAGATAGGAATACCACCTTTTATTAGTATAGGTGGTGCCAGTATTGGTCCGGGGTTTTTAGGTGCTACATATTCCCCACTTGTTGTTGATTATAATGGAACAATTAGAAATTTACAATCAAGTGTAGATTATCAAACCGTGCAAAGAAGATTAGAAGTTCTATCAGTAATAGAGAACAAATTTATTCAAGAAAAACGAGGAGAATTAGCAAGCGATCACGCTAAAATGTTGAATAAAACTGTTGATTTAATGTTTGGTCCACATACTCAAGTCTTAAACATAAATAAAGAACCACAAAACATTCGTGATAGATATGGCAACACTTCATTTGGTAAAGGTTGTCTCATGGCAAGAAGACTAGTAGAAATTGGCGTACCATTCATAGAAGTAGATATGGGTGGATGGGATAATCATATGGATATTTTTACAACACTACCAGATAAACTATCTCAAATGGATATTGGAATGAGTGCATTAATTGAAGATCTAGTAAGTAGGGGATTGTATGACAATACCACCATTATATGGATGGGGGAATTTGGTAGAACTCCAGATATAAATAAAAATGCTGGTAGAGATCACTGGGCTAGAAGCTGGAGTGCTGTAGTTGGTGGTGGAAAATTAAACAAAGGCATAGTTGTTGGTGAAACTGATGATGATGGAAAAAAGGTAATAAGTGAAGCTTATTCTTCAGAAGATTTAATGGCAACTATACTAAAAAGTTTGGATATTTCACTTGAAACTACATTTACCTCTAAAAATGGTCGTCCAATGAAGATTGCTAATTCTGGACGAGTAATTAAAGAACTATTCTAAATATAAAGGATGTGGTTGACTCTCAAGCCAAATCGTGTAGAATGACGATATAACAGAGCTTATGGAGATAAACAATGAAAAAAAGAATTGCTACTAAGCAAAAAACCCACAAACGATCAGACAAAATGGAAGTTATCGATCTAAAATCTACATCCATACCACAAAATGAACTAGAAAACTTTGTAGGATATATAAAAAATCTACACAAGATAGATTGTATACGGATATGGGAAAATCATTTTAGAATCAATGTTTGGATAGAAAAATATTGTGATAATTCAGTTTATCCAAAATATTCTATTACAAAATCATTTTTTGTATTTTATGATGGATGGCATATCGTAGATAAAACAGATAATAAAATACTAACATGAATAGAACATTAAAATGGGATATTAGATTTCTTGAGCTAGCTAAGTTGATTTCAACTTGGTCTAAAGATCCATCAACGCAAGTTGGAGCAGTAATTACAGATGGCATCAAAGTAATATCTATTGGATATAATGGTTTACCAATGTCTGTACGTGACGATGTAAACATCCTCAATAATAGAGAAGAAAAATATAAGTACATTATACATGCAGAAATGAATGCTATACTAGCTGCGAAATGTAATTTACATAATTTTACATTATACACATATCCATTTCTTCCATGTACTAATTGTGCATCTATGACGATCCAAGCAGGAATAAAGAGAGTAGTATCTATAGTATGTCAAAATGACAGATGGAAAGAAAGATTAGAGCAATCTAAAGATATTTTTAATCGTGCAAATATTGATGTAGTTGAACTTGGTGTGTATATATAATTGCATATATCACATGGAGTATCAATATGTTCTACAAAGAAGAGTTATGTGCAATAATGAATTTTGCATACGACTATCCAATAGACATAGAAGCCGCTTGGGCCGCTTATAATAGATTCAATCGACACATTCAAAGTGCTGACTTACATACAATTAAATATTTTCTGAAGATAATTTGCTACACAGACAATGAATTACTTTCTTTAAGAAATATTATGGCTGAAAGTGGAAAAGAATTAACGCCAAGTGAACTATCTCAGTATATTTTTATACTAAGCATATGTTTTTTTGATAGACTACATCAAACAATAGATACTCAAAAACATGAATAAAGTACAATTGATTGGATATTATGGTGGCGATGAAACACACGCATTATCAGCATGGACAAGCACATCAAGAGATTTAACAGAAGATAAAAGAAATAGAATAGACAAGTTGCTTTATATGCTAGCATCTGAGGGACATCATACGCCATTTGAAAAGTCTTCACTACATTTCTTGATATGTACAGACATAGCAACACACATACATATATTAAAGCATCGCATTGGAATTTCTGTTAATGCAGAATCAGCCAGATATAAAGAAATCAAAGAGGATTGTTTTTATATACCTTCTGATTTTCCAGACACTTGGCAACAAAAACTAGAAACATATACTAAGGCTGGGTTAGATTTGTATCATGAGTGCATCAAGGATTTAGTGGATACTCATGGTTTTAGTAGAAAAAGGGCTAAAGAGGCAGCAAGATTTTTTAGAACCTATAATACTCAAATTTCAGCAGATGTTATGTTTAACTTCAGAAGTTTTGCTCATTTTCTTGGGCTACGTAACACAGAAAATGCTCAATTAGAAGTCAAAAATATTGCAAAAGAAATGCTAGAATTAATAAAAAATATAGATGGTAATCCATTTAAGTATAGTTTAGAAGGTTTCAATCTATAGAAAGGGCCGGTAAAGGTATCGATTGGATCGTAGTTATTATGGTTAGCAAGTAGTGGTTGATCGACAGGCCACTTTAAAAGTCGATTAAACGCTTTAACTGGCGTAACACAGTTAGCTCTTGCTGCTTGAGAAAGTAGCAACAATCTTAGGAAGCGATGAAGGTAGCGTCCAAAAGATTGTCGTTAAATCCTTCTGCTGCTAGAATAGCCAACGGGTTCTAGCTAAGATTTGTTGGTACGGAAAGATGAATGTTGATTGTTCTTTAATCTTTCTTAAGAATTTATGAACAACTAAACTTGTAGAAGCTATATTAACACTATCACAAGACATGGGTTCGACTCCCATCCGGTCCACTTAAATAATAATGATCAAAAAATCAATCAAACATTTAAAAGAAAATAACATGCATTATGGTGAACATTTATTGTTTGCTTGGTCGCATGGTATAATGTGTATTGTGTCTGGTGCATTATTGATCATACATGGCATAATACCATCTTTATTTCCTAAGATTGGCTCTAGATTGATAGAAATATTAAACTATAGTTTCACTAATCGTAGGGGGTTTAAAAATGGCACTACTATCAGCAAGAACACTGATCGCGTTAACTAAAATTATTTTCTTTGGAAGAATGTTGTTTTCTGCTATATATCAAGTACTAATGAAAACTAAAAAATGTATATATTGTGGCATAGAAAAAACTGTTGTTCATTTTCCTAAACATATTATGTATAAGGATAAATTGGACATGAGATGTAATACATGTATTAAAAGTCAAAGAAAAATAAGAAACTATCTTCATAAGACGGCGCCACCAAAACCAGAAGTGTGTTCGTGTTGTGGTAAACAGCCAATAAAATGGTGTTTGGACCATGACCATATATCTAACGAATTTCGTGGTTGGATATGTGAAAAGTGTAACACTGGAATTGGTAAATTAGGAGATGATGTTAATGGTTTAGTAATGGCATTAAATTATCTTTTAAGCTACGAATTAGAAAGAAAAAAAATAGACATGTTGACTGAATCAGAGTCTGATGCTATAATAGAGTAGACTTAGAGAAGTCTAGGGTTTTGATTAATTTTTAGGAGGTATTATGTTAAACAATAGAATTATACTGAAGGGAAATTTGACTAAAGATCCAGAATATAAGACTGTTTCCGATAAGGAACTAGTCACATTTAGAATTGCTGTTAATGAATCTCTTGGAAATGGTAAAGAGGAAACCGTTTATCTTGATGTAGATGGATGGGGTAGTCATGCAGAGTATTCTAGAAATGTGGAGCTATCTAAGGGCGATAGAGTAATTATTGATGGTCGCCTAAGACAGCGTGATTGGGAAGACAAAGAAGGAAATAGCAGAACATCATATAGCGTTCTACCAAGTACCTTCTCTAAAGTTGTAAAGCCAAGTTTATCAAAGTGAGTTCATTGAGGTTCGTTGCCGCCTTCGGGCGGCACGAACTTCATTATTAATATGAGCATTAATAGTATAATTTCAAAATTAAACGCTATAGATCAACAAATGTCGGTTCTATCAGAACGACAATATCAACCACAAATTAGTGCTTCTGATCAAAGAGAGATTCTGAAAAGAAAAAAGAAGCTAGAAAAAGATCAGAAAAAATTACTTAAAAGACTTCAAGCAATAAAAAATGGAAATAATGATAACTATGAATAAGAATCATCGACAAGCGAAACATGAAAGAAGGCGTAGACTAGCACTAAAGAAAAGAGCAGAAAAAGATACTAATAAACTAGAGAGAGAAATAGAAAAAATCCAAAATAAAAATACACATATTGTAAAAGAAAGTTCTGAAAAGGAACATAGAAGAATTGCACTCTCTATGTTGCCTAAAGAAAAGATACAAATTACCAATATTAAAGAATATAGAAAAACACGAAAAAAGAAATTTAAGGGCGTAAAATGAGTAATGCTGGCTTTGCAAATTCTAGTGGTGCTATTATATATTTAATTTTATTATTGCTGCCAACCACCCTATGTTTGGCTACACCATTAATTAATAAATTATATTCTAGAAATTATATTCGACAGACATGTAATGCTTCAAATACAGTCTATAAGACGATATATGTTGAAAAACCAGCTAAGATCAACAAAACTGTAAGACTTAATAATGAAAAACAACTAGAAACTTCTGCTGAATTACTTACAAATACTAGGCAGGCATTAGTAAAATTGGGATATAGGGTTAGAGATGCGAAGTCTGTAATAGAAAAAATGTGTAAAAATAAATGCTACACAGATGAGGTAAGTCTGATACGTGACTGTGTATCATATACACACAAAAATAAATAGGAGAAAATCATGCCACTACCAAAAAGAGGGGAAAAAGAAACAAGGGAACAATTCATGTCAAGATGCATGAGTGATGAAACAGTACAAAAAGATTTCCCAAATCAAGACCAAAGAGTGGCAGTTTGCATGAGTAATGCTGGATTTAATGCAAAGTCTATGGATACAGTAGATTTTGCATATAATTATGAAACATTTGGCTTTACTGAAGACTTAAATGAAGATAATTTTTATACCCCACTAGAGTGCGAATATGTTGATTTAGGCGAACAAACACAAGAATGGGATATTTCTAAAGAAAATGCAAGTTTATGGGAAAATATACGTAAGAAAAAGGAAAGAGAAGGAAAAAACTATAAGCCAGCACAACCCGGAGATAAAGATAGACCAACTAAACAAGCTTGGAAGCAAGCAAAGTCTGACAGCGGAGATGCAATGGCTATAGAGCAATTGCAAAAAATGCATGACCAATTGATGGGCATAGTATCAAAAATAAAAATGATGGATATTAAATTTCAAGATTGGACCAAAGATATGATATCTAAGGCAGAAATATATGTACAAAATGTTTATGATTTTGTTTCATATTATGAGCCGGGTAAATATGAAGATGAATATGTGGAAGAGCCTTCAGAGCTTGAGGATGAGGATGAGGATATGGAAGATGACAGTGCATATGCCTCTGAGTATCAAGGAAGAAAAGTCACATTAAATAAACCATTTAGAACACCAAAAGGTCCAAAAAAGTTTAGTGTTTATGTCAAAAATGATAAAGGTAATGTAGTCAAAGTAAATTTTGGTGACCCAAATATGGAAATTAAAAGAGATATTCCAGCTAGGCGTAAAAGCTTTAGAGCAAGACATCAATGCGATACTAATCCGGGTCCAAAGTGGAAAGCAAGATATTGGTCATGCAAAATGTGGTGACATATGAAAAAAAGAAATATACTTAAAGCAGTAGAAAATCAAATAGTTTGTCCAAAATCTACACAAGATATTAGCATCAATCTACAAAATAGACAAATATGTGTGGATAAGGCTAATTATGGTCCAGCAAATCCATCATTAAATGATGAACAGTTTTGGCAAAAAAAGGCTTTATTATTTAAAACATCCATTGAAAATGCAAAAACAATGAGATGTGCAAATTGTGCAGCTTTTATAAAAACAGAAAAAATGTTAAACTGTATACATAAAGGAATAGCTGAACTATCCGAAGAAGAGCAAGAACTAAAGATAGCAGAGGAAATAACAGATAAAGCTAATCTTGGATACTGTGAACTATTTGATTTTAAATGTGCTGGTGATAGAACTTGTGATGCTTGGATTACTGGTGGTCCAATAACCTAGTATTAATTATAGAAATAAATATAAAAATGATTAACAAGTTTATTCAACTAATGTCAGAATATAACAAGTCTGATGCTTTACAATATGGGAAACCCGGCCCAAAAGATCCAAGAAAAACACCAGCACCTAAGAAGGATCAAAAAAGGGGTTCCAAAAAAAATCCACCAAAGAGTGCTGATAAACCAAATACCAAGATAGATTTTAGTAAGGATGTTGAAGATCAACTTAAAAGTATGGTAGCAGAGCATAATAAAAAGAATAAAGGTAGCAAAGCCACCCTTGGTATGTTAAAAACAGTATATAGAAGAGGAGCAGGAGCGTTTAGTACAAGCCATCATCCAAAGATGAGTAGACATGGATGGGCTATAGCAAGAATAAAAGCCTTTCTTTATCTCTTAAGAAATGGTAGACCGTCTAATCCAAACTATAAACAGGATAATGATTTATTACCAAGTGGACATCCAAAGAAAAAATAATATATACGTGGAATATATATAATGCTTAATATCGGCTCTAATGAAATAAAAAAAATATACTTTAGCTCTCAAGAAGTGCAAAAAATATATGGTGGCTCATTATTAATTCCAACACAATCAACCACCACTACAACAACCACTGCTGCTCCAACAACCACAACCACAACCACTGCGGCACCAACCACCACAACAACCTCAACTACTACTACCACTGCGGCACCATTTTCACCAATGGCAGTTATGCTAACAACTGGTTCTTCATATACAGTACCAACTGGTGCCACCACTATGAAAGCATGGGCTATTGGAAGTGGTGGAAACTACGAAAAGGGGGCTGGTGGAACAGCATATAAAACTTGGAATGTTAATGGCGGCTCTTCTGTAGCTTATACAGTTGGTGCTGCTGTTAATAATGCTAATTATGGCTCATTTGGTAATAATACAACAATAACATATGATAACACAACCATTACCGGCTGTGGTGGAGGTAGGTTAATTAGTGGATTTGGATTCAATGGTGGTGACGGTGGCGCTAACGGTGGGGGTGGAGGATATCAAGGTGGTGGAGAATACGCTAACGGAGCAGTTGGTGGAAATACTCCACAGGGTGTGGGTAGGCCAGTATTTAAAGCAACAGATATAGACGGCCTATTTGCCGTATTAAATCTATTAGGAATAGATCCAACTACATACGTTAATTATAATTATGATATGACTAATCCAAATGTATTTGGTGCTGGTACTAAATTTGATAAGTATGGAAGTTTTGCCTCTGGCGGTATAGGCGGCGGTAATGGATTCGGCACAGTAGAAACTAGAGAAACTGGAGCAGTAATACTTTACTTTACATAATCATGCCAAGCATATTAACAAGCCCGAATGGAAATAGTATAATTCTAATTCCTCGCAGTGGATCGCACTCAATAGCAATGGCTATGTTACAGTCCTTTTATCCAGATATAGAAATAACAGATTCATATCATCCTGCTTATTTTTATCCAATTAGCCAAGACAATGGTCAAAAATGTGTTATTGTTAGAAATCCAATTGAAAGATTTCGATCTATGGTGGCTCATGGAAATAGAACAGTTGAAGAACAATTAGAAAATCCAATATACGGCTGCGAGTTCTGCCATATTACAAATTATGACAGAGCATTTTTATTTGAAACGCAATTACAAGAT